CACTCACGCAAAGTTGAACCCATTTTGACCCAATCCCTATGAACACATTTCAGACCCTGCTGGACAACATCCAGCGCGACCGTGGTGCGGTTGACCAAAACACCAAAGAGTTGGTTTTCACCCTGGCCAAGATTATTGATGAGGAACGCAAGCTGCAGGACATCGTTGACCGCGACGGCATGGTGTACGAGACGCAAGGCGACAAAGGCCAGACTTACATTAAGTCCCGACCGGAATACATCGAACTGCAAAGGCTGCGCGATAAGAAGCGGGCTTACATCAAGGCGCTTGGTGTGGGCAGCGGCGAAGACGACAACCCAGACTTTGCGTAATGGCGTTGCGACAGGAATACAAGTTCCACCCAATAAGCAGTTGGATCAGTAGACACCCAAAGCTGCAACGTGGGTTCAGCTGCATGGACATTGACCTACTATGGGAAAACCACATCCATGGTTACTGCATGCACTTTGAGTTCAAGCATAAGGATGAACCGATGAGCGACGCGCAGCGCGCCAACATCAGAATGGTTGCGGACGTATGGAATAGCGCCAGTCCTATTCGGCACTTTGAGCAATACAGCACGCCCATGAAATACCTGGGCTACTATGTCATCATTCTTGCCAGCGAGGAAATAACCAACGATCATGGCATCTGGGTGGTGCGCGTTGCGGCGCACGACGACCCTGTGCAAGAATGGGAATTCGACGACGGCGCCGCTGACGTACTATTACAGCTGTGCAATGGAAAGCTACTATGACGAAAAGAAGGGTGAACACGCAGTCCAATGGATTGAGAAATACTGTACGCACGTCAAAGGCGCGTTGGGCGGATCGCCGTTCATACTGGAGGACTGGCAAAAGGAAGACATCATCCGGCCTCTCTTTGGTACAATTCGCGCAGATGGTTTGCGCCGATACCGCCAGGCATACATTGAGGTACCTCGGAAGAACGGCAAAAGCAATCTTTGCGCCGCCATCGCCCTTTACATGCTCTTTGCTGACAAAGAGCCAGGCGCTGAAATTATCTCGGCAGCCGGTGACCGCAACCAAGCGCGCATCGTCTTTGAAATCGCATCAGCCATGTGCGCCAACAATAAGCAGCTACAGGCGCACGGTAAGGTGCTGCGCAACACCATCGAATACAAGAACAGCTTCTACAAAGCCATATCAGCTGAAGCGAACACCAAGCATGGATTCAACGCCCATGCCGTCATTCTCGATGAGCTTCATGTTTTTCCAAATCGTGACCTGTATGACGTTCTGAAAACTTCAACCGGCGCACGCACTCAACCGCTGGTGATAGCTATCACGACTGCCGGCCACGATACATCCTCGATTTGTTACGAGCTTCATGAGTATGCGCAACAGGTCAAAGATGGAAGCATACATGATGACACTTTCTTGCCGGTCATTTATGCGGCAGATAAAGCAGACGATTGGACGCAGCCGGCGACGTGGGCGAAGGCGAACCCTGGGTACGGGACAATTTGCAAGGCGGACTATTTCGAGCAAGAAGTAAACCGGTGCAAAGCAAACCCACGCCAAATCAATACCTTCCTGCGCCTCCACCTGAACATCTGGACGGCAAGTGAAGAACGCTGGGTGACGGATGAGGAGTTCATGCGCGGCGCGGATTTCGTGGACGACAGCTACTTGCAGACGCTGCCATGTTATGGCGGCATGGACTTATCCAGCACCAAAGACCTTACTGCCGTTGCGCTCATCTTCCGCGACGATCGCAACGACTGTTTCTATCTGAAGTGCCACCACTTTGTGAATGAGGACAAAGCCAACAGTAAGAAACTAGCGGGCAGCGTAGACTACCATACGTTTCAGCGGTTAGGGTTGGTATCCATAACCGAGGGCAACGTTACCGATATGGAAGCGGTACAGGCGCACATTCGTAATGTGGCTGCCAAGTATGATCTACGCGCGCTGGCCTACGACCGATACATCGCGCACCTGGTGGTGCCATTCCTAGACGGTATCGACTGCCAGCCATTCGGTCAGGGTTACGCCTCGATGTCATACCCAACCAAGCAGTTTGAAATGCTGATGTGTGATGGCCAAATCAAACACGGTGGCCACGATGTTTTGCGGTGGCAGATGGGTTGCGTTTCTCTGTCCAGGGATGAGGCCGACAACATCAAAGTGACGAAGAAGAAAAACAGCGAAAGTCAGAAAGTAGATGGCGTAGTGGCCAGCATCATGGCTATGGGTTGTTACTTTAACAACGCGAGTGAAGACGAACCACTATTGGAGGTGATTCATCTTTGAGTTCATATTTGGTTATTAGCTGGGCGGGGCGCGACGGTGCCCTGCCCTTTCTTTAACTTGCATCCATGGCTAATTGGATACAACGTCTATTTCGTCGGGCAAGCGTGAACGTTGCTTACACTAGTGACAGCAGCTTTGCCAATCACATGCGGCACTACGGCACCTTTGCCGGTGCCAGCATCAACATTGACCAGGCGATGTCCATCAGCGTTGTCTACGCATGTGTGCAGCGCGTCGCGTCTACCATTGCCCAGCTGAACAAAACCGTGATGAGCAACACGGTCGCGGGAACCATTCAGGTTGACAGCCCAATAGCGAAGCTGATTAACCACGCACCCAACGACGGTCAGACCGCTTACGACTTTTGGGAGACCTACATAGCCGACATCCTGCTGTACGGCAAAGGGTACGCAGCTATTGTCCGCGATCCGCGCACCACTGAGGTGCTGGCGTTGTATCGCCTTCCACCAAACGAAGTCACCGTTAAGATGGTCGGCAATACGCGCGTGTTCGTCCACGGAGAACGCAACTACTTGCCCAATGAAATGTTCTGCGTGCGCAACACCTATGGGCTGAGCGTCGTGGAGCAGCACCGCGAAACGTTGGGACTGGCCAAAGCTGCGCAGGATTATGCGTCGGAGTTCTTTGGGTCATCCGGCAACATGACCGGGTTCCTGAGCAGTCGCGAACCATTGAAGAAAGAACAGATTGACATCATCCGCGACAGCTTCAATAACAGCGGCGACCGTCTCGGAACCAAGCTGCTGCCGTTTGGATTTGACTACAACCGCGTGAGCGTAGATCCGGCCAGCGCGCAGATGGATCAGCAGCGCGATTTTCAGAACCAAGAGATTTGCAGGATTTTCGGTGTGCCGCCCTCGCTGGTTGGTGTCCAGTCCAACGTCACCTACAGCAACACCGAGCAGCAAGCCATTCAGTTTGCTAAGTACACTGTGGTGCCCTGGTGCAAAAGGATTCAGCAGGAACTAGACATGAAGCTATTGAATGTCGAGAGCAATGAGTTTACCAAGTTCGACCTGTCCGATCTGCTGCGCGGCGATAGCGCCACACGCGCCAACTATTACGACACGCTGGTAAAATCGGGTATCATGAGCATCAACGAAGCCAGAGCAGCCGAAGACCTTGCGCCAGTAGAGAACGGAGATTTGAATATGATTCAGATCAATCAAATTGCCCTGGAGAATCTCGATGAGTGGAGCGCCAAACAGAGCAGCAATGCCGTATAACGATTATCCAAAGGCGATGACGGCGGCCGCTCAACGTGGCTTTGATCTGAATGAAGAAAAGGGCGGCAGCTGTGCAACGGCCGTGGGCAAAGAAACTTGTCGCATCCTGCGCAACCGTGAGACCTTGACGGACGAACGCACGGTCAGAATGTACAGCTATCTGAGCCGGGCACGCGAATATTACAAACCAGACGACACCGAGGCATGCGGCACCATATCTTATCTGATGTGGGGCGGCGATGCTGCTTTACGGTGGAGCAAAGCAAGAGTGGAAGAAATGCAAGACGAACGAAACACTAATGAAGAAGTGGAGGAACGCAGCGCGCCTGATATGGAAAAGCGCACGCGCACTATGGAACTTCGCGCCGCTGGGCCTATGGTACTGGAAGGATACGCAGCGCTGTTTGACGAGGAGACCGACCTCGGGGCCTTTCGCGAAGTCATCGCCCGCGGCGCCTTCGACGACGTCCTTAATGATGACGTTCGACTGTTGCTCGATCACGAACCGCCACCGCTTGCCAGGACAACCAATGGCACCCTGCAACTGTCGGTCGATGACAAGGGACTGAAGTACCGCGCGGAATTGGTTGACACTCAGGCGGCGCGCGATCTGCATACAATGGTGAAGCGTGGCGACATCAACCAAAGCAGTTTCGCCTTTACCATCGCAGAACAGGAGTGGGACAGCGACCGGGAGTTGCGCACCGTCACTAAGGTTGCGCGCCTTTTCGATGTCGCACCTGTAACCTATCCAGCGTATGAGAATACCGAGGTAACAGCGAGAAAGAAAACAGAAGAAGTAGAAGAACAAAAAGAACCACCGGCACCGATTAAACCTGTTAAATTGGTACGCAAATCGTTTCACATGAATTTTAAGACAAGCACAGACGCCCAGCAGCACATTCACAAGCTGGAGCAAAAGCTGGAATCAATCAATGCGATTGCCCAGACCGAAGAGCGTGCGCTGACGGCCGACGAGTTGTCAGAAACGCAAGAGATCCACAGCAAGTTGGAAGACGCTGAACAGCAGCGCGATGCCCTCGCGAAAAACGAAGCGCGCATCAAGCGCATGGCCCAGACCGGTGCCGCTTCCGTTTCTCACGAAAAGGAGTTGGCCAACGTTGGTGGTGAGTTCAACCTGTTGCGCGCCCTCAACGCTGCTGCTCACGGTCGCGCCCTCGACGGTGCCGAAGCTGAGATGATGCAGGAGGCACAGCGCGAAGCAGCCTCAATGGGTCTTGCCCTGCGCGGTAATGTTGCCCTCCCATCTAGCTATCTGCAGATGCGGAACACCTACGGTAACGACAGCGGCCAAGCTGGTGTTGACGATGCCGTGACCACTACGGGAACCGTGGCCGCCGCTGTACGTGAGGCGCTGCGTCCGCAGTCAGTCATTCAGCAAGTTGGTGCCACGCAGCTTACCGGCTTTGTTGGTGACATCAAGCTGCCAACGCTGCCGAACGATTCAGCCAGCACACCGGCTGAGGGTGCAGCTGCAACGGCTTTCACTGCTGCTATGCAAGCTGTGACGCTCACGCCGCAGCGCTACGCCGCAGAAATCACCGTGACCAAAGAGGCATTGAACCAGGCAACCGGTAACATGCAGCAAGTCATCGCCAACGACTTTGGACGCGCTATCGGCAATCAGATTGACCGTGTGGCTTTCCAAAGCATGATTGACGCTGGTGGCACCTTGACCGGTGGCACGTTGGCGCTGTCTGCTACCGCTGGCGATAGCCGCGCGCAGAGTGAAGCCACGATTATTCTGGCTACGGAGACCGGAACC